ATGAGGATTAGGATTAAGTTCTGGACAGACCGTGAGATTAGAGCGGCATTCGATAAACGGGGGGGCAAATATAAGGGCATCCTCCAACAGTTAATGATGGAGCGAGACTACGCTTTTCAGCGTCAGATTCGCTACTATGTCAATGTTGACATTGATAAGATCATGCGCAAATTATCTTAGTACTTTCTGTTTAGGTAGTTCTGAGTTAATTTTGCAGCAAAAATAAAAAGATATGATTAAACAAGAGATAGTTGATCGCATTATAAATGATGTCTCCATTCTAGAAGTAGCCGAGAGTGAAGGCATTGACTTCAAATCCCATAAAGGCAACCGCCATTGGGCTTGTTGCCCGTTCCACAACGAGAATACTCCATCATTCTATGTGGACACAGGCACAAACTGTTGGCGATGCTTTGGCGCATGCCGCTCAGGCGGCAACGTCATCAGCCTCTACCGCAAGCTGAAGAATGGACTTCCTTTCCCGATTGCCTGCAAGGAACTCGCCAAGAAATATCTCAACGAGGAGATTGAGGACGAGTGGCGACCAAGCAAGGAGGAAGAGGAGAAGCAAAAGGAGCAGGAGTCCCTGCGCATAGCTCTCAGCTATGCGCAGAGCTACTTCACAGAGTGCATTCAAGAGGTCAATCCCGCTGCCATCAAGGCACGTGAGGCTGTTTGCAAGCGATGGGGCAAGGATGCCATCGGTACTTTTGGCATCGGTTATGCACCGGTAGAAGGCTTCATTGCCTGGGCCAAGCACAAAGGCTTGGACTTCGATATCCTGGAGCAGGTTGGTCTTATAGGCACTGGTGAACGTGGCATGTTTCCTATGCTGCGAGACCGCTATACTATACCTATCTATGACAAGATGAGCAGAGTGATAGGTTTCACGGCTCGCACCATGTCCGATAACAAGGATGTCTGCAAGTACCTCAACCTCAAGAACAGTCTCGTCTATCGCAAGGATACATCGGTTTTTGGCATCAACTTCGCACAGAAGGAGGCGCGTCAAAAAGATAAGTTCTATCTCGTTGAGGGTGCTCCAGATGTGCTCAAACTGCAGTCCATCGGTATTTTCAATACAGTGGCATCACTCGGTGGGTCGTGGACCGAAAACCAGCTAAAGCAACTCTACCGCATCAGCAAGAGAGTGACTTTCATCCCCGATGCCGATGAACTTAAACAAGGTAATGAGTTCCCGGCAGGAACAGCCAATGTCTTTGCCAATGGCCGAGCTGCATTGCAGGTTGGTTTCACGGTCAATGTCAGGGAGATACCGATTGATTATCCGGCTCCAAAAAAGGAGGATCCAGACTCGTGGATTATTGACAAGGGGCACTTCTCGCAGATGCGTGAGGAGGAGTTTGTCTTCTGGTACTGCCGCCGCAGATACTGGGCAAGTCCGGAGGATATAGAGGAATTGACTACCGAGGATAGACTGGAGGCTATCAGCGACATCTGCTCGCTGCTCATGATGATCAGGGATGAGGACTTGCAGAACAGCTACCTCAGCACACTGATCTCCACCTATAAGCACAGGAGGGAGTGGATGGACACACTGAAGCGTGCCAAAGTTGCTGAATTGTCTGAGAAGCAGGAGGCTGAGCGCAAGGGCGATGCCAGAATGCTCAGTGAGTTTGGTTTTACCGAACACGACAATTGCTACTGGGCATACAACAAGGAGGGCAGTGAAGTGCAGTGGTCCAACTTCAAGCTGAAGCCACTCTTCCACATCAGAGATGACTTTAACCCTGTCCGTCTCTTTGAAATCAAGAATAACAGCGATGAGCCAGCACGTCTCATCGAGCTCAACATGGATGAGATTACCTCTTCCAGTTCGCTTCGCAAGCGTCTCTTCGGCATCGGTGACTATGTTTGGATGGCCCGTGATGAGCAACTTATCAAACTGCTCGGTTATCTGGGCAGGGTTACAGAGACTGCAGACCCTATCAAGCAGTTGGGTTGGCAGCGGGAGGATTTCTACGCATTCTGTAACGGAGCTATCGAGGATGGTTCCTGGATGCCTATCGATGACATGGGCATCCTGCGCTTGACCGCAGGCAAGTTCTATCTTCCGGCAATGAGCAAGCTCAATAAAGACAGCCGAGAATTATATGTGAGTGAGAAGAAGTTCCGGCATGAGAAGATAGTTGACAACCCGACAAGTCAGTCAGACTTCTTTGCCAAGGTAGTGCAGGTTTTTGGCGACAACGCCAAAGTGGGGCTGTGCTTCTATGTCGCCACACTCTTCCGGGACATCGTCATCAGCAAGAGTCGTTCCTTTCCGCTCCTAAATGCCTTTGGCCCGAAGGGATGTGGTAAGACAGAATTCGCTGCAACGTTGATGAATTTCTTCTATAAATATGAAACCAAGTATGAGCCGTTGTCTATCACAAACGCATCCATGCCCGCACTCTCCGACTATGTCGGAGGAGTTAGCGACGCTCTGGTACACATCGATGAGTACAAGAACTCCATCACACAGAATAAGGTTGAGTGGCTCAAGGACTTGTGGAATGGTATAGGTCGCACCAAAATGAACATGGACAAGGATAAGAAGCTCGTGCAGGCCAAGGTTGACTCAGGCATCATCCTCACTGGCCAGGAGATGCCTACTGCAGACATCGCCCTCTTCAGCCGACTCATCTATCTAACTTTTGACAAGGGTGAGCATAGTCGAGAGGAAAAGCAGAACTTCGAGGAGTTGGAGCGCATGCGCCAGATAGGTGCCACCCACATCACCCTTCAGCTGCTGAAGCACAGGGAGCAGTTTCAATCCTGCTTCGGCAATGCCTGGAAACAGGCATCTGATGATTTGGAGGAGCGTTTGGATGGTGAGAGCATCCTAGACCGAATCATGACCAATTGGAAAGTGCCGTTGGCAGCCTTCCTTGCCATCAGGGATTACATCGACTTTCCTTTCACCTACGAAGACCTGTTGAGAGTTGTTGTCAAGGGAGTCAAGACACAGAACAGCATGTGCAACACCACCGATGAAGTGGCTGGCTTCTGGAACATTGTCAATGCGGCTGTCCAGATGGGCGAGCTGAAGAAAGACCAGGACTTCAAAATCAAAATCTGCGGCACACTGGCAACCAACAAACTCAAGATCGACAACTGGGCGATGCCTAAGAGCATCCTGATGATTCGCAAGGACATCACTATGGCAGTCTATCGCAAGCTGGGTCGCCAGATGGATGAGAACCTCCTTCCTAAGGAGTCTCTGTTGCACTATCTTCAGATTGGTGCCGACTTCTATGGTGCTACTAAGAACCCGGAGCGATTTGTCAAATTCGCACCTAACGGTTTGCCGGAGACAGTCGAGAAGACAGATGCCAATGGCAACATCACAGGCCGTCAAAAGATATATTATAAGGATAGACCACTCTGTTTTGACTATACCATGGTGTCAAACAGATATGGCATCGACCTTGATACAGAGATTGATGGTGAGCAGGCACAGACCAAGGATCCCATGGCCATGACAGATGCAGAGCTGAAGGCCAATGGCATGCAGTCTTTGCCCTTATAGTAGGGATAAGTTTTTTGTTTAGATCATATCGATTGCAGCCTCTAGGGGAACGTGGTTCCTCTGGGGGCTTTTTTTGTGTCTATAGGGGAGTGTGCCGAGAGGGTCACTGAGTTTTCACCGACATCACACACACGACTTAAAATCCATGTGGCATTTGTGGCAATTGTGGCAACGCTGATACTCAGAGAGTTAAGAGCATATATGCTTGTGGCAATTTTGTGGCAATTTGTGGCAACGAGAGGAGAAGTGTGGCAAAGGTTGTGGCAATGTGGCAATTCTATTATATATTTGTGTCAATAAGAAAAGACTTATAATATTAGTAATCAAGCACTTAACATTTTTGCCACAATTGCCACAACTGAATTGCCACAAAATGGGTTCCTTAAATTTTAAATGCAACTTTTTCCCTAAAAGCAAGGATTTTTGGCATGAAAAAGATAACTTTTCCTATAAACATAGGAATATCTCGATTATTTTTCCTAACTTTGCGGTGTTTTTAATTACAGAAATATGAGCAAATTCGTAGTTTATGTCGAGGTCGAGCCATACCTGAAACAATGGCTCACCCATTCTTTCGGCGACCCCGTGGAGTTTCCGGTCAACAGCAACGAGAATGCTGTTCTGCGTCGGTTCATCACGAAGCGCCCAATCAACAACCAACCTGAGAAACCTGGTGAGCGAGATGTTGCCATCTGCATACCATACTCCAAGGCCAAGAACCCGGAGACCTACAACTTTCTCAACGGTCATGCCAAGCAGGCACTCACCGAGAGCATCAATGACCTCTTCCGTCTAAACATGTGGTGCGACCTCGGAGACCTCAATGACATGTCGTGCAAGAAGATGTCTGCCTTCCGTTCTTGGTGCGTGCAGCAGGGCATCGATATAGAATATGCAGAGACTATCCGCATGAAGTGGTATCGCATGAGAAAATCCTATCAGGAGAAGGGCATCAATCTTTTTAATCTTAAAAGATGCAAAAAAGACGATTTTTCTTAAATAATTCTCATCTACTCTAGCCCTGTTTTTGTTCAACACCGAACAGGTGCGTACAGATGCGAACAGACGCGAAATTTTTCACAGCTTATGAAAAGACTCAGTTATATCTGTCAAGTGCAGCGCATACCAGTCAGAGAGTTGCCATTTGATACACTTCTGGGCAACCGCACATTTGACATTCCAGGATGCAAAGATTGGCCAGTCGTGAAGTGCCAGAAGCCTGCTAAATTGGAAATAACAGACAAAACCGAGGATGGCGAGCGTTTTTACACTCACAAACTCACCTTTCGTACATGTTGTGATGACCTGGACATGAGAGGCATCTACGCCTATCTGGTCACCACCATTGAGGGTAAGCGCTATCTCATCGGCAACGGGGAACGTCCATATCCTATTATAAATATGTCAGACGTTCACCCCGATTCTCTTGCATCTTCAGCCATGGTCGAATACACGGTTCAGTGGGGGAGCACCCGAAAAGCACCGTTGATAGCCTGATTTACGTATTTTTCCGTTGGCAATTGCCATATTATCTTTGCATCAAAAAAGATAAGCGCATGAAATACGGAATGATGATATGCGGTACCATCGGAGCCGGCTACGACTGGTGGTCGGGCACCTACGGTACACGTTCCAAGGATGTCAAGGCCTACCTTGACGCTCACCCTGACGAGGAGGTGGACATTGCCGTCTCCTCGCCGGGTGGTTATGTTGATGAGGGCTTGACCATCTATCAACTTATCAAGGACCATGGACATGTCAACGTCCACATTATGGGCATGACCGCTTCCATCGCTACAGTCTTGTGCATGGGAGCCAAACATGTTGACATGTCAGTCGGCAGCACCATGCTCATTCACAATGCCTCCACAGGAGTCACGGTATGGGAGTCTGCCAACAAGGAGAAGCTTGACGAAATCATCAAACTCTGGCAGAAGCAGCGCAACGACCTCGACACCATTGACAAGGTCATCGCTTCCGTCTATGCCAAGCGATCGGGCAAGTCCAGCGACGAGATGCTGAAGCAGATGGGCAAGGAGAATTGGTTGAGTCCGGAGCAAGCTTTAGAGTTGGGCCTCGTAGATGAGGTCAGAGACCTTGATGACGAAGACAAAACGCGTCAGACCAATCTCTCCAAGCGCTTCACCAACGCTTTCTGCTCCAACATGGGTTTGCCGCCATTGACGGGAGCGACCGCTGATGAGCCATCCAAAACATTTCTCGAGAAGGTTGCCGCCTCTCTCAGGGATATGTTCAAGAATAATTCACAAATATCAAACATGAAGAAGAAATTCCTCAATCTTCAGACCCTCCTCAATCGCAAGGAGGATTTTGAGGTTAGCAATGAGAAAATTACTCTCGCCGCTGCAGAGATGCAGAAAATCGAGGATGCTCTTGCCCAGAAACAGAAGGACTTGGATGACAAGTCTGCTGAGCTCGACAAAGCCAGCCAGGAGGTCAAGGACCTGAAGGCGAAGGTTGAGCAGAAGGACAAGGATATCCAGGACAAGGATAAGGAGATCAAGGATCTCAAGGGCGCACCGGGTTCTAATACCCATGATGACGTCACACCGGAGGTTGACAACGTTGACGCTGGTGAAATTTTCAAAGCTTTGAAGCAGATCTTTTAAAAATGGCAGCTTTAGACAATACAATTGAAATTACTCTTGATGTACTGAAGACCAGCTTCGCGAAGTACCGCAAGGACATCATTAAGATGCCGGTACGCGCTCTTGACGAGGCTGCAAAATTCATGAGCCGACGCGTGGGCGTTCGTGGCAAGGAGACTGTCGGAGAGCTCGCAGGCGACATGGAGCTCGGGCCATACTCTCTTACTCGCAAGGATGAGAATGGCGTTACCATCACAGGCCGTACCCTGGAGACATTCCTTGGTTCATGCGTCAAGCCTTTTGAGCCAAATAATGTTCGTGAGTCTATCTATGGCTCCAACGTATTCCAGGGCGATGCGCTCAAAAACCAGCCAATCACCAAACTGATTGGAATGTTCCTGGCAGGCAAGATAGGTGAGGCACTCTTCAAGAACCTCTTCACCATGAAGCGTAACCCAGCTGGCTCTGGTACCGCAGACCTCGCTGATGGTTTCAAGACCATCTCCGATGCAGACATCAAGGCCAAGGCGATTTCAGTAGAGAAGGGCAACCTCTTCAATACAACCGCGATGACTGGTGTCAACGCTGTCGATGCTATCGAAGGATTCTATGATGCTGCCGATGAAAAATTGAAAGGCATCAGTACATACATGTTCATGAACAGCCATGAACTCACGCTCTACCGCCGCTGTTATCGAGACAAGTACGGCACGGTCAATTGGAACAATGAGTTCAACCACAACAAGTTGGATGGAGCCAGCAACTGCACCCTTGTGGGTCTTGACAACGTTCCTGCGGGTTACAAGATCATCACTCCAGGAAGCAACATGCTCATCGGTTTGGCCGCCGAGGGCGACAAGGCGAACTTTGGCGTAGAGAAATCTCTTGACTCTCACTTCCTGGTTGACTTCGTGGCAACCATGTACTTCGGTACTCAGTTCGAGTCGATCTCGAAGGAACGCATCCTCTTCGGTTACGACACTATCCCTGCAGAGTAAGGGATAGCTGTCCATGGTTATACATTATATTATATATTGATATATGGCAACAAAGAAAACATGTGCTTCAACCGCAGACCTTTATGAGGATGTGTTGAAGTGTCCTGGTGAGAAGAGACTGCCTGGTGTCAGAGCCTTCGGTTTCTTCATTCCACGACGTTACATCACCAAGTTAGCTGAGCCGCAGAAGGAGGCTGCCACTTCACTCAAGGATTATCTCGTCATCAAGGATAGCCACACCATTCAGGCTGACAAGGCCTGGATTAAGGTAGCCTTCGTCACAGACAAGAGTTCCTTCTCGCCAGAGGCGCAGGGTGAGCATGGCTGCAAGACCATGAACCTCAAGGCTACTCTCATCCTCCCAGGTACAGAGGAGGAAGCTTCAGCCCTGGCATCCATCCTCCTCAACGATGACTGCATCTTCATGGTACCTGAGCGCAACGGCAAGCTTCGCCAGTTCGGTGACGAGACCTTCGAGGTCGACGTGACACCTTCTCAGTCTTCAGGTGCAGGCATTGCAGACGAGACCAACACCACGCTGGAGATCTCTGTCAGCTGCGAGACCATGCCTCCATTCTACTTCGGCAACCTTACAACTGCTGATGGAACCATCAGCGGCAAGGACTGCAAGGCGGTGACGGTAGAGCCTTCTGGCACGGGCAAAGAGAAATAACACAGGGTACTTTATTTCCAGAATAACTACAATCGGTGGCGGGGCGATGCTTACATGAGCTCGCCTCGCCATTTTAATTTTCTCATTTTTATGAATGATCCGAAATTCACTGAAAAGTTAAAGAAGTGGTTTGACTGCGAGCATACCGATGCCAACATCAGGGAGGGAGCGATGCTCCTCCTTCAGATGAATAACAACCGCCACCTCTACCAGCTCATCAACTTTGACCCTCAGGGCAAACTCGAGTTGCTTAAATATGAGCTGCAGAAGCATCTCAACTATCGCATCGAAGGCATGACCATCGATGATGTCCGAAACTATGACAAGGCAGTCACACCAGTTCTTCAGACTGCGGTTGACAAGACATCAGAAGCAGACAAGATTGCAGAGCAGCTAGCTCCTCATCTTCCGGTCGTAGAGTCGGAAAACATCGATTCCATCGTGCCTTCTGCCATCGTAGCCAAGGGCAAACGAGCAGATCATGACCAGTTGCCTGACAACATCCAGGCTATCTGGGATAACAACTGCGCTCTTTGGAAAAAAATCAAGGAACACTTTGAGGCTTGCAAGGCTTACGACATGTCATGTGACAGATACGAGGGCTTGCATGCTGCTGACGAAGACTTCAAACGTATGCTCCTTACACTCAAGGAGGAGTACTATGCATACAAGCAGACCATGGATGTCTACGACCACGCCCAGCCGGGTGAGGGCGGTGAGCAGGCACAGGCTGATACCAAGACTGAGGCTGCCATCACGGCAGGTCAGATCAGCAACGCTCGTTCCTACATCACCAAGAACCTCGACAAGGTTATAGGCTTCCAGAACTCTGGCGATACAGCCAAGGCTGACGAGTGGCGTGCCAAGGTGAACGAGCGTGTGCAACTCCTCATTACTGCCAAGGCAGAGATAACCGCTGATACCATTGCCAAGCTTCAGCAGGCTGGCATCACCATGGAGCAGCAGGCTTCAGCCGATGGCGAGGAACAGCCAGAGAGTGCAGAAGAGGAGGTTACAGATGAGGGCGAAGCAGATACAGCAAGTCCTGAAGCCGCTTCAGCAGAGTAGCTCGCAGGTCTTCCTTGGCCAAGGTCTTCACACCCTTGGGCTGTTGGGGTGGATTCTGGAGCAGACAGGTGCAGCGCACATTGCCGTCACCACCTTCTCCACATCCGATGCCTTCCTCTGTGGAGTCATCAACCTTCGCAAGCGAGGGTTGATTAACTCCTCAGTGTTAGTGGCAGACATTAAAGCTTCAAGTAAAACTTTAAAGCTAAGTCGCTTGATGACAGAGGCTTTTGACTCTGTTAGACTGACGCTCAACCACTCCAAGGTCATGCTCGTTGCTAACAGCGAGTGGTTAGTCTCCGTGATAACATCTCAGAATCAGACCTATGGTGACCGTGCAGAGTGCACGTTCATCACGACTGACAGAGATGTCTATCTCAATCTCAATAACATGCTAAATAATTTGCTGGATGATACGACAACAATTTCCCTATCTGGAAGAGAGTGAACTTTACCTGCAGACGGTCTATGACCTGGCAAAGACCATGACACCGGTCGAAGAGGTACCCATCATGATGGAACTGCCTCCCGATGAGGCCATGGCCATGCAGTTGGAGCTGCAGGAGCCGCGCTCACCCTATCGACACCGCTACCTCAAAGGTTTAGCGGAGACAGCTAACGAATTACGCATCAATAATATAGCGCTCGCCAAGGTAGGTTCTCCAGGAGCCTACCAGTCCATCATGTCGCAACTCTCGCAGATTATGGCTAACCTCAGTTAGATATGAGTTTACCAGTCAACATTGATGACTACATGAAGTACATGCCTCTCAACGAGGATGAGCTTCAGGAACTTCACATCTCTGCCATCGTCAAGGCGAGAGTGGAGCGGCTGCGTGGCTGCTACGCCTTCTGGCTGCGCTATCCACGCTTTACCGTCAGGGAGATGGTTGATCAGGACAAGGCCATGTTCGGCGTCAGCGAGACCCAGGCATACGATGATATTCATCTCTGCCAGGTCATGCTCGGCAACCTCAACGCCGCCTCAAAGGAGTTCTGGCGATGGAAAGTCAACCAGGAGATAGACGAGGACCGCAAGGCTGCCAAGGCTGCAGGCGACTTCCGGGCGCTTGCCGTGATGCAGAAAAACCGCATCAAGAACAACCGCACAGACACGCCTGATGAGCCGGAACTTGCCTTCGACAAGATTGTGCCTGTTGAGTTCCGCATGACGGATGATCCGTCAGTCATCGGTTTGCAGAAGATACCAAATCTTCGTGCGAAAATCAAGAAAATGGAAAAACGCTACTCGATGCTGGACATCGAGGATGCTGACTTCGAAGAACTTCCGCCAGATGATGACAGCAAGACCTAAGGAGTTATTTTTCAATGACGAGCAGTCGCGCGTCCTGCAGCTCATGCCCAAGACGCTGGTCTGCGAGTGGGGGCGTGGTACCGGAAAGGGTGTGGTCGAGGCTGGCCGCATCCTCTATGCCGTGCAGCACATGCCGGGTTCGTGCCTGGGCATGGTGGCACCATCGGTCAAGCGATGCCAGACCAACATCCTTCCTTCAGCTCTCGTGCATCTCGAGGAGTGGGGCTACAAACGCGATGTCCACTACATAGTGGGCAAGAAACCATGGAAGGCGCTGCATTGGCAGGAACCACATTTCCAGCCCATGAACTGGGAAAATACCGTAGCCTTCTATAATGGCAGTTACCTCAACATCATCTCTCAGGACCGCAGCGGTACCTCCAACTCCCTCTCACTCGACCATGTTTTTATCGACGAGGCGAAGTTTATCGACTGGGAGCAGCTTAACAATGAGACGCTCCCTGCCAATCGAGGCAACAAGCAGCTGTTCGGTGACTGCTGCCTCCACCATGGTCTGACCATTACTTCAGATACTTCAGCAACAAAGAAAGGTTCCTGGTTCATGTCGTGGGAGAAGAAGATGGATAAGGAGCTGATTGCTACTCTCGAGACGGTACTGGTGCATCTGCATAGCATCCGAAACAAGCTGGCTGCTCACCCAGAGCGGTACGATTACTACATGTCGCAGGTGCAGAAATACGAGAAGGTTCTGCACTCCCTCCGCTCCTATGCCCTGGTGTATTCCAGGTGCTCGAGCATTCAGAACCTCGCAGTTCTGGGCGAGGACTTCATACGACAGATGAAGCGAGACCTGCCAAAGATGACCTTCCTCACGAGCATCATGTGCCAGCATGTAGGCATCGCACAGGATGGTTTCTACTCCGGACTTGATGAGGATCGCAACTTCTATACGGCACCGAACACCAGGTTCCTCAATGACCTGCAGTATAAGTTCGACCCTAAGCACGACAAGCCGGACTGCCGCATGGATGGCGACCTGGAGGACGGTTTACCGCTGATCATCGGTTCCGATGCCAACAACAACATCAACTGTCTCGTAGTCGGGCAGGTGGGTTCTGATACCAAGTTGCGCATCGTCAACTCATTCTATGTCAAGTATGACCGGAAGTTGCCTGAGCTCGCTCAGGACTTTTGCGATTATTACAAATATCTCAAGAACAAGCGAGTCATCTTCTACTACGATGCCACCTTTGTGGGCAACTCCTATGCAACCCACAACGATAAGTTCTACCAGATTATCACCAAGGTGCTCCGACGCAATGGATGGCTCGTTACGGAGGTTTACATCGGCAAGCCGATGAACCATCTTGAGAAGCAGTTGCTCATCGACCGCATGTTCAAGGGGCATGCACGCCACATGGTCCTCATCAACCAGGACAACAACGAGGATCTGATCATCTCCATCGAGAGTGCCGGCTGTTATAACAACGGCAAGGATAAGCGAGGCGAAAAACTCGTGGAGACAGACGAGGACAGGCTGGAGAACCGCACCGACTTCTCCGATGCCTTCGATACCGTCTGCATTGGCGTGGACAAGTTCCCTCAGACCGTCCTCTACACGGGTGGCATGAGCAACTATTACCCTCGATAGAATATTTCGTTCTTTTTAGTTTATAATTTTAGGTTTTAAGTTTTTATTTATTTTATCTGAGGCTGCTAGCTCGTGAGAGTTGGCGGCCTTTTTTTGTGTTTTTCAATCTTGCTGCAGAAGCGGTATCGCCTTTTGGGCGATGGTTGTTTGATGCTGTTCCGTACATTTTTTATTGCATTCTCCGCCGCCCGTCATGTGTTCCCATCCGAAATTTCCTGTGCAAAGTTAGCTGCTGGCGATTCAAACCTGTGTATGAACCTGGGTTAACAAAAGCCAAAGGTTCTTCACGTTTCACTAAACCTTTACCTTTTGTCAACACAGAACCCCACACCTGTTTGCCTCTGCCAGCGCATTTTGAAGCACAGGAAAAATCGAAAGGGCACACCGGGCTTTGAACGGAATGCAATTAAAAAAAATACTCCACAGCAGGAGTGGGAAAAATCTCTGGACTCCCAAACATTACCAGAATACAATTTTCAAACTTTATAAATTTTTTCGATATGAGACAGAACTATTTCATCGAGTACGTTCCAAACGCTTATCTCAACCTTTGCGTTGACAAGGCACAGCAGATGGCAAACAACCGCTTCATCTACGACTTCAAGGCAGGCGACAAGATGGCGGCACAAATCTGCGCAGAGTGGCTAGTCCGCTATCTGACAAGACAATACGGCAACTTGTTGAAGGACTTCATCGTAGTCTTCGCTCCATGCAGCTCCCAGTGGAAGTATAACAAGCGATTCGGCTATTTCGCTGCAATCCTCAATGCAGCAGGCATCATGACCGCAAACGAGCACATGAGCATCTATGGCGAGCGCAAGCCAACCCACAACGGAGGCAGCCATTTTGTTAACGAGGATGTTTATCATGTTTCGGTAGATGGCGAGTACTTCAAGGGCAAGCAGGTCATTCTTTTCGACGACCTGCTGACTAGCGGCAAGACCATCGAGGACTTCAGAAGCAAGTTGGAGGCGGCAGGCGCTTATGTGGAGAGAGAAATCTTTTTGGCTCGCACAGTTCACCACGACCCGATAAGCAGCAGAGGCGTGCTGCAGGAGATGGAAGACGGCTTTTATGAGGCAGTTGCACACTCAAAGAGATGTTTCCCACAGGGTGTTAATATCATCAAGAAATCAAACAACAACTATAATAAAGTAGCGTAACATGAAGAAGTACAATGATATACTAGCAGACGAGCGCCCAGAGTTCAAGGCAGCTAATTACGGATTCGATTCACTCAGTAACACTGAATTGTTATCCATGGTAATCAACAGAGGGGCAGGAACAGCCGAAAGCCTAAGCCAGGCTAGGCAACTGATGAACATGGCAGACAACAATCTCAGTAACCTTTCAAAGTTATCCATGGACGAAATGCAGGTGGTGCAGGGAATAGGCGACTGCAAGGCGTTGGCAGTACTCGCAGCTTTGGAACTAGGCAAGCGCAGGGCAGTGGAGAAGTTGGGCAGCAAGCCCGACATGGGCAGCAGTTTAGCCATATACAACTACATGCTTCCGCAGATGGCAGACCTCAAGGTAGAGCAGGCACACGTCATATTAATGAACCAAAATTTCAGACTCATTAAAAGCGTGAAGCTGAGCCAGGGAGGAATAACAGAGACTTCAGTGGATATTCGTATCCTCATGAGGGAGGCTGTCTTGAGCGGTGCAACTATCATGGCATTCGTGCACAATCACCCATCGGGCAATACGCAGCCAAGCAAGGCGGACGATGTGCTGACCCAGCAGATAGCCAAGGCTTGTCAAGTCATGCGCATCTTCTTTATGGACCATGTGATAGTAGCAGATGGAAGCTTCTATAGCTACCACGACAAGGGCAGACTATAGACATCAGGGGCAGCGTGAGAGGAACACGTTGCCCTTTCACTTGCTTGCAAACTTGCTGATAACCGCGGATGAAGGGAAGGGGATAGAGTAGCGGGGGCGATGGCAATTCGGGGCAGCAGTCGGGGATTGGGGCAATTGCCACAAGAAAAATCCCTTACATATACCGCTCCAGTCAGCCATGGCAATTGCCTCCGAGCGTAGGGCGGTGGGGGCTATGCTTACGGCAAGGCACGCCCTTTTTTGCATCAACTTTTCAAAAATCCGTGATTTTCAACAAGTTGGCAAAAATGACCGTGGAAAATTTGTGCAAAATCCCCAAATTTTGCAATCAATTGCCATTGATTGCCCGCTCGAAAACGGCTACTTATGCCAATTTCCATGAAATTGCCACAAGAAACGAGCCGTTTTCGAGCGAACCCCTACATTGCATTTCGGGGTAAAAGCGGTAATAACATTGTTTGACATCATTCTAGAATGATGAGAAAAAGAGGTAAAAACCGTGTTTGATGGGGGTGAAATGTTAAATCTTAGTTAATATAACGAATTTGTAGTATAATTATTTAGTTATATCACGAAAATGTAGTATCTTTGCAGTGTTAAATTAAACAAGTAAGTAATATGAAATGGAATGAATTGAAAAGAATTGCTATTGCCCACGGCTTTCAGTTTTACAAAGGTTTGAAAGGGCATGACCTCTACATTAACAGAGAGACCAAGAAAACAATCATGCTAGAGCGACATTGGTCACAAGAGGTCAGAAAAGGATTGGTTAACAAGCTTAGAAAGGATATCGGGTTCTAACCCGATTCCTTTTAAACAAAATATAATAAAACTTTATAAATGATTTCGTATGGATAAAAAATTTAAGGTTTCTATAGAGAAACAGGAGGATGGCAGCTATATCGCATATAATACCAATATGAGTGGCTGTACTATTATCGGAACAGGTGATTCTGTAGCTGCTGCAAAAAAAGACTTTTTGGAGTCTATGGCAGGTGTGGCAGATGCAAAACGTGAGTTGGGTGATGAGGTTCCGGAGGCTTTCTCTAATGTCCCAGACTACAAGTTTGATTTGTCTTCGCTCTTTGAGTATTATAAGATGATAAATGTGAGTGCTTTTGCTAGATTCGTGGGCATTAATGACACTTTGATGCGCCAGTACCGCAAAGGTAATACATATATCTCTGACGCTCAGCTGCAGAAAATCGAAGATGGTATTCATCAATTAGGAAATGAGTTTTCTAGGCTTCAACTTGTTTAATTTAACACCTTGACTTTTGAGGTCTGTTGCCCTCGGATGGCTTGCCATTCGGGGGCACTCATTCCTTTAAACTTAAAATTATAAGATTATGGAATATACAGAGATGATTGATAAGGTGAAGGCTTTGGCTGCACAAAACAGAGCTGCCAAGACCGCAGAGGATAAGGCGGAGGTTCGCCGTCAGATGGATGCACTCAAGGAATCAGACCCTAAGGCTTTTGCCGTGGCAGTTGGCTACATGGCTAAGGCCACAGAGCAGCAGACCAAGGATAGCGAAGTAAAGCAGCGCATCCAGGATATTCAGATGATTGTGTCGTGGCGCGAGATAGCACATACATATTTCGGCAAGTCAGCATCATGGCTTTATCACAAACTCGATGGCATCGATGGCAATGGTGGAGTGGGAGGCTTCACCGAAGATGAAAAGAACATGCTCCGTGGCGCACTCTGCGAGGTTTCAAACCGAATACGTGCAGCTGCAGACAGAATATAAAAATGAGGCTGGGGCTTATCATTCCCCATAAGACAAAAGTCGCCATAGCCTTGTGGCGCAGAAATACAAAAGAGTTCGAAGCCATCCGTGCGTGAAGCATAGATGGCTTTTTTCGTACCCAAATGTTAAAAATGAGTTAAACATAACATTTTTGTTATGTTATATTTGCGTATATCAAAATTATTATGTACCTTTGCAGTCGAGTTAAGGAACATGTTTAATCAATTAAATTTTTAAGCTATGCAAGAAGATTTAGAAAATGAAATCGAGAGAAAGAAAAAGGAAATCGAAGACTTTCTCCGAATCGTGAAATTCACTGGTCTTTCGCAGAAGGAAATCGAAAAGAGACTTGATTATCTCTTGGATGACCTTTCAAGACTGATGAAGAAAAGAAAGTAAAGTTTAACTTCCCCTCCTTCGGGAGGGGATTACAAAGTATATATTGATATGGAAGATATTAGAATCTTATTGGAAGAATACAGGTCTCTTGCTGGTAATACTGATGCAAAGAGCGAAGAGCGAAAAAATGAAATTATCGCTAAGTTGGAGGCTATGGATAAGGATGCCGTGGCCGAAGTGGCAAAACCATTTGTGGAGGAGAATGTAACCCGCCTGGAGAGCGAAGTGAAAGCTCTCCGAAGCCAGATGGATGCGGAGGATTACAAACTGCTTCCTATCTCTTATATTGCCAAAAATTATTTCAATAAGAGTGCATCATGGCTTTTGCAGCGTCTCAACGGATATCAGGTGCGTGGAAAGATCTATACGCTCAACCAGGAGCAGAAAGGCATTTTTAATCAAGCAGTCAAGGAAATAAGCAATCGCATCAGCGCATTGCAGTTAGCATAGCTAACATGTTCAATAACTCAACTCAGTCCCCGACACGATTCCGTGCCGGGGACTTCTTTACGGTCTCTTTTGTGTCGATGCTGTTAACACTTGCCCTTACAATTTACAATGCATTAAAATTATAAGGGCACATCGTACAGACACGATGGTGCAAATTGCATTGGCCAGTGTGATTAGAATGTCGTAAAGTAATTCTTTTCTTTTCATACCTTAATATATATTATAATGTAAAAACACCGCAAAGTTAGGAAAAAATTCGGAGAATATCGGAGAAAATCGGAGAAAATCAGAGAAAATCGGGGAAAATCGGGGAATTTTCGAGGAAAATGCACGGAAAATCGGGGAATTTCCGAGGAATCCATTCCTCGAAGTGGCAGAACCGAAGGAAGATCCTGCGGTCGTTTCCGGTCGTTTCCGGTCGTTTTCGGTCGTTTTTCCGGTCATTTCCGGTCATTTCCGGTCATTCCTGGATATGATTCCGAATGAATCCGCAAAATCATTCCTTTTCTTTCCTTTTCATTCCCCAACCCCATGTTTTTATGCTCTAAAACATAAAAAAGTCATTTTCTTTAAAATTTCCAGCATTTTTATTTGGCGGTTCCAAATATTCTTCTTACCTTTGCCAACGCTTATAAGAAGATTGTAATCAATCCGGCTGGGTGACCGTTATCGCCTATGGCTTCTAGCCGCAGGCTTTTTTTATGCCTAGGAAAATCTTTTTTCCTAACTGGGAAAATAGATATGCCCAATACATGGCGGCTGCATGAACCGTAAGAATTGAAATATCCATCCGGATGAGTCATCTTCTTATAAGCAACGGGGAATGCAGCCGCCACCCTTTTGTACAATCGGCTGTTAATGCTTATAAGAAGATGCAATATGCAGAATTCTATTTTATTAAATGATGCGCAGGTGAGACCTGTAGGCATCAGCGTAGAGGAGGGCATCAAGGCCCTCAAGTGTGAAATCAAGAAGCTCGCCAAGACCAAGAGCGAGACCTTCTCCTGCCTTTGCGAGGAGACCGTGACCTATGGAGAGGTTGTGCTCACCATGGTTGGTTTCGCAGCTGTGATGGCGATGGTCATGATTGGTGGTTTCATTTTCGGAGGGGAGGTAGCGTGATGGTGAGCAGAATGACTACAGAGCTGTTTCATGCTCAGCTGGAGGAGAACATCGTGAGAGCTGCTGACGAGCGCAAGCGCCACCAGGCAGAGCTGCAGGCTATAAGCCGGAACTACGAGAGTGAACTGGACAGTATTGAACGCATGGAGGATGAAGCAGGGGAAAGCTACCGCTGTGCCCGTAATGCTTTCGAGAAGGCCAAAAATGAATATCAGGAAGAACTCCGTAATTGTAGAAAGCTTCGCAATGAGGCAGGATTTCGCAGAGACAAGGCGAAGGTCGAGGAGACTAATCTTTGGACACTCAACAACAATACCATCCAGAGCGACCGCCACAAAATCTTTGAGAGATACCGAGAAGCGGGGGGGTACTTTCGGGAGCAGAAGCGGAACTCCTGCACCCAGGCTGGTCCAAAGACAAGAAAGGAGGAGTGAGTGATGAAGAAAAGTAGAAACCGCAGAAGATGTATAGCCAAGCTGACAACCAAAGACATCAGCAAGTGCAAGTACTTCATGAATATTGGCAAAAGTATGAACGCCCATAAGGTGGAACTCAAATTTCAGAGAGCCAACAAAACTATTGGTTCTGTTGCATTCATCGAGGATGCTCCACACAAGCAGACTGTTATCCGATGGCATGATCATCGCTACTTTACTCTTCGATATGGAGCTAAGGAGGCTAAGCCACTCAATATGACTCTGGCCAAGTGGAAAACCATAAACAACGATTAGGCATGAAAAAGAATAAGAAGAAAGTCAAGAAAGACGTTATCTTGCTATATTTCCGCCGCCGTCGCATTCGCGCTGCGCTCGAAAGACGCTGGTGGGAGCTTGATATCAAGCGTAAGGAGCTATACAAGCTCGTGGAGTACGCCAAGATTCAGTCAAGATACTGTGTTAATCAGGACTGCCACCGCATTGTCGGCAGATATCTCCGAGAACTGGAGCGAGAGGAAATCCGTGTCACCAGACTTCAGACCAAATACGACCTTTGGGCATCCCGTCTGGGCTACTGGGTTGACCTCTATGAGACGGCATTGTACCGCCTGCACCCTGGAGACAGTATTTAAGTTTCACCCTTTAAAAAAAGAATATTATGCCAAGAAATACAGATTATTTCGACAGCGAGCAGTTTGAGCAGGATCTGCTCAACGCTTACTTCCACTTCCGCTGCAACCTCCCTATGAAGGATGCAGACACCGGTCTCGACTACAAGAAGAGTTTCAAGACCACCCGGGACATCGCCACGGAACTTGATGACATGGGCGGTGTCTGTATAGAAGCCATCAACCAGTACCTGCAGGCGCATGACTACCAGGTAGCCACGCAGCCAGACGGCACCGTGGCATGGGCTATGTGGGAGAGAGTTGTCAAGCCGGATAGCCTGGCTTAAGTTAAAAACTCATATAATTTTCAATTCCTACCATGTATTATGAATAGTTTTTCGTACCTTTGCAGTACGAAAAATTTTATAAAGTCTAAAAAGCTTTGATGCGGCTGACCGCCTGTGAGGGTAGTCAGCCGTATTTTTATTTTTATCCCCTCCATATTATCTTTGCACAAAAAAAGATAATATATGACCATCACATCACTTCCGTCGGGCAGTTTCTTCCTTGAGAACATCCCCGACATCGATATTCTCACGGCCAAGACGCGCCTGCTCGTCACCATCAAGATAGGTGACGACATCATCTACGATGAGTATCTCTATCCAGCCGATGGAGAGGTCACCGTGAGCGACCTTGCCGACATCTTCCGTCCCTATGCACGCCGGAGGCTGGCAGTCACAGCCACCATCACCATCGCCGAGGAGCAGGTTCCGGACTCCGGAGACACCGACTCGGCTACAGTCACCGATACGCAGAAAGCCACCCTGAAGGTTTACTATTCCACCGTGGACATCGTGGGCGTGGACTGCTCCACATTCCTCAATACCCACTTCCTCACCCTGCTGGAGGGGCACAAGACCACCTACATGGGGCGACTGGAGTATCTTCACTACATGGGCAAGGACTCGGCAACAGTCACCGCACACTACGCCGACAAATCTACGAAACCGTTTACCGCACCAGCTGTCGGCGGCAATGACATCTACACCACCATCGACGTTTCTCCGTCTCGTTTCGAGACCGAGGGCACCGACCTCCTCTACTACGTGGTAGAGGCAGGCTCACGCTCCATGACCCTCATCATAGACAGCGAGGAGCGTGACGTGGCACCGACCCTGCTCTTCACGAACTCGTTCGGCTGCCAGGAGCTCATCTACTGCACGGGCAAGCACGAGGTTGACCCGCAGTACACCCGCGATGCAGCCTACATGGGCGGCATCAGGGTTAACTACCGCATCACCGAGCAGCGCACCTTCAACGCCGATACGGGCTATTTGGGCAGGGACATGGCCAACTGGGCAGATGACCTCTTCCGCTCAGACGAGGTATATCTGGTCAACTTCATCGGCGGCGTTGCCAAGGTGGGCAAGCGTGTCACCCTCTCAGACTCCAAGTCCAAGCGCGACAACCTGCGCGACAGCGTGCCACGCTACACCTTCAGCTACACATACGCACAGCGCCAGCACAACGTGCTTGACCTGCAGCGTGCCGGCCGTATCTTCGACAACACCTTCGACAACACCTTCAACTGATGAGACGCACGGCTTACCACCTCACAGAGGTGCTTCGCCTACTGGCCAAGGCAGAGCGAGACCGCTCCACCATTAACCTGAAGGCGTGGACATCAGACGGCGAGACCGTCGACTACACAGGATGGCTGGTCAGGGGCAGCAGTTGGT